TTTGTGTAGAAAAACTTAAAATGAATGGGATCCAACCAAAAAAAGCGCCGTTTAGTGCGGCCAGGCCTTACAAAACAAGACCAGGCTGGAGGCCACCGTTTGAGCATTATGTGGTAACAATCAATATTCCAGATGAAGTTAGCAACGAGTCTAACTCAAGCACGCACAAGAAAAGACATCACCTGGTGCGCGGCCATTACATGAGAACGGCCAACAAGGGTTTTGTTTGGAGAAAGTCTCACTGGCGCGGCAACAGGGAAATGGGTGTTGTGACCAAAGACTACGTTATGGATCTGGAAGAAAAATTACAAAAAAGTGAGGAGGGCCCACATGAAAAAGCTAGCTGAAACTGCATATCCAGTATTGATCGATACCTTTCGGAAATACCTGGAGAAGAAACACGGCATGCCGTTTGAGAAGATCGAGGTTAAAAATATCTCGGACGAAGATCTAGTAAGGTGGAAAGAGATAGAAAATTTACGCGATGTCAAGATTGGATTTTCTATCAAAGATGGTGTAGAAAGAAGGGTGGTTGAATAATGAAAGACGACGAGAAAAAAGCGCACATCAAACAGGTGGCCCGAAGGTTTAAGGTTATTTGCAATGAGCAGATAGAAGAGATCGAGGACCGCCTGCCTAAGATTACCAATCCGCTGGAAAAAGATAAGCTACTCAAAGAGATAGACGCTTTGGAGCAGATAGCGGACGAGGCCAACGATCGGGCGGCAGATTTAATTGAAGAATATTATAAACGGGGGCAAATATGATTGAATTTATCTTTTGGGCCATAACACTTTTTGTGCTATGGAATTTGTTGAGTGTAGCTTTTGTGTATTCCAGGCGTTGGGTCGATAGGAATAAACACACGGAAGATATTATTAAATGTAAGTGGGGTAAAGATGGATAAATATCCAAGTAGAGCAGAATACACAAGAGAAACGAGAAAATGTATGTCTTTGCAAAATGAAACTTATAATGCTGTTTCAGAAATAAAAGATGTTCTTAACAATATAAATGATGTCTTTCCTTTTACGGATAAAAAAATAAGCCAACAAGACGTCGTAAAATATTTGTGTAGATTTTTTTTGAGCAAATATCAAGATTCAGAAAAAACTAAATTTGACATATCTCTTAATTTATTAGAAAAAAATCATGTTTTAAAAGCTATGGAGATTTTTTTACATCCTCATGTGTTAAAAGAAAATAAAAAAACAAAAGGAGATAAAGATGGATAAGTATTTTTTTACACTGGATCTTTTGTTTAGATCTAATTGGGAGGTTTGCAAACCTGGGGCCCTTAGATCTATGATGAAGAAGTATTTAAACCGAGATCACGATGTTGTTGGCGGTGCTGACTACATCATTAATATTTATAAAGGCGATTACTTGGATTTTTACCAGGGAGACGCCAGGGAGGCTTTACTGGCTTTATGATTGTTAGAGGAATAGAGATACCAGAAAATTTAAGGCACTTGTCGAAAGAGGCCTTAATTAATTTAATTTATATTTTCAGAAATAGAACATAAACTGTTCTTATGTATGAAGATGAGCAATCCTTTGCTAAAGGGATCTATGAGATCCTGGTAAATTTTATGTCAGAAGGTTCTGTCAAGAGCCTGGAAAATTATTGGTTGGTCAACATAAATGCAATTAAAACCATGCGAAAAATTGACGAGTCTTTGTATTTAAAATTGATAGAAAAGTTCAAGGAAAAAAAGAATGAGATTAATGCTAATACTGACAGCGGAGGAACAGGACATGCTAATTCAGATCCTCGGCGAAAAGGGCAAACAAATGATGAACGGGAGCTCCGTGCAAGAAAACAAAAAACTAAAGAGTATCGAAAACATTATTCAACAGCTGGCCTTCGGTAGAGATCACGACAAAAAATAATATTTTAGTGGAAAGCTGGCCCCGTAAACCAGACAACCAGGACAAAACGCTCGCCTTTGGTGATCGGATTGATCTTATGCGGCAAAAATGAGCTGAAAGCCACCACATCACCCACTTTTGGCCGCGTACAGCTACCGATTTCGCCTGTCCTAAAGCAAAATTCGCCGCCATCGTAGTCATCATTAAGCAGTATAGAGGCGCTTATCTTGCGATTTGCGGCCTCTTCTGGGCCTAAGTCGATGTGATACTCATAGCCGTTACTCGGGGCCTTATAATGGATGATTTGTGCGGTTTCTATGCCAGAAATGGCGTAATTAAAGAACTTATTGACCGTGTTGCCGACTTTATTGAGGATCTTATAAATCCTTTCGGCTTGGTGGTCGATGAAATAGACGTCGGCGTCGCGTGTTTCCTTTTGCTCAGTCTCTATATTGCCTTTGTGAACCAGACCAGTGGTCGGAGTTTGGTCGGTGATATAGTCCATGAACACTGCGACTTCTTCGGGTCCCACGGAACAGCTGGTTACGCCGTGCCTGGGATCTTTTTTTTTGCTCATAATTTTTCACCGCAAAAAATACCACATTCAAAATTATAATTTTTTAGATCTCTGCCTTTTGCATTTTCTGGAAGATCTTTTAAAAATATTCTTTCACCCTTATATCTTGCCAGCTTTGCTCCTATTTCAAAAGATTGTTCGGATCTGCTTTTAAAAACGTCTGGAAATGTTTTTCTTACCAAGTTCCAGTATGTTGGAGAAGTCGCTTTTACGCATCCTATACAATTAGCATTTGGATAGCCAAAAGAATATATTTTCGGCAATTCAAGGCCTGCTTGTAACAATATTTCAAAACAATTTTCTTTAGTAATATTTTCATCTACTAATATTGGTATAAGTTTTGACTGTTCTGTTTTAACGAATCTTTCTGCTCTTTTTTTTTCATCTGCCGTAAAACCAAGAACTAAATAATCTGAGTTATTGTTGGTTTCCCAATACTGTCTGGCGTGTTTTTTTAAATGTGTTGTGCACGGTGCACCTAACGGACCAGACATAAACTGTCTTGCTTTCCACACTGTTTCACAAGATTGATCTGGAAATTTTGGATTTGTTGCAAATTCTATTTTTTTTCCGATCCATTGCTCTACGTCTTTTAAAAATCTTTGATTATCTTCGTGCTCCTCTTTTATTGGGTTGTTCACCACTCTAACTTGATTGTATTCGCCATATTTTTCTAAAGTTTGTTTAGCGGCGACGGCAGATGCGGCTCCGCATGAAAACCACACTGTTATTTGTTTGTTTTCAATTTTGTTTTGCATAATTTTCGGCCTCTAGGATTCCATACTTGTCCCAATTTTCGGCCAGGATCTCAAGCCAATCATCAATATTCATCACACAAATTTTTTGGTTGTCTGGGTCCCAGTCGGTGTTTACTGCATGCAGGGGTATGGCCACTCGGATCGGGGTGCGGTTGAACTTAAAAATCAAGGCAGGAATCTTTCCATTACTGGAACTGCAAACTTGATCCCACCAGGAGGTCTTAAGCCATTTGCCTTCTTTGTATGATTTACATTCAACCGCGTGAAAAGGTATGTCCAGATCGCATAGATCTTTTTCTTGATATTGAACCAGGTTGCGTTTGGTTCTAAAGTCGATGCCCTGGCGCTCGAAAAAGTCGTTGAGGATGTTGGCCACTTGGCGTTCAAAACTAGCGCCTTTGTTTCTGCTGTTTATCGGCATTTATTGAGTGTATTGGATCCTGCAAATTTTTGCAAAATTTTTTTAGAATCATTTTTTGTGGTGATTCAGTATGTCTAACTTAGTTATAACTGTCGCCGCTACGCGCGTCGCGGTTTTGGCCCTGGTGGGGGTCCTGTCAAACGCAAAACCAGGTAAAAAAAGGGCCGCCAGGGACTCCAATCTTTTGTGCTGTTACCGTTGTGCTCACAAGGTTACGTTAGATCTGCAAAAAAGTATACATATTTATAGCTGTAAGTCATTGATTTACCGTTGTTTTTTGGAAAAAAAGAAATTTTCCTAGATTTTTTTGCTTTGGACCGAGAGACGGCCATAACGAAGTTATATTTCTATTTATCCTTTGGTGAGTAAGTTGAGGTTTCTGCTCCGAGTAATTGACCCAGGCGTTCCTTGATTTGATCCTTGCTCATCTTCTCCAGGTTGGCGTTGATGTTTATATTCTGAGATCTATTGATTGATAAACCGCCGAGCTGATTTAGTTCTTTGATAGCAGATACGGCCGCATTAAATTGTCCAGACTCGTATGCAGTTTCCATAATCTTCCACAACATTGTCCCTGTCTTTTGTGGTGTGATCGCATACTTTTCTGCTAGCTCATCTTGTTTAACTCTTATGGCCCGAACCACATTCGGATGATGTTTACCAGATAACAATTTGTTTGCCGAGACAGCTGGAAATTCATAACCTGCTTTGCGGGCCGCCTCAGTTTGTCCACATGCTCCTTCGGTGTAATGCCAGACAAAAGCCGCTTGCATTTCTGTCAAGCTAAACTCTTCGTCTTTCTCAAATTGTTTCGGTGTTGTTACGACTTTATCTTTTGGTTTTCTTGGCATCTTATTCCTCTACAAATGCTATGTATGTATTTTCGTCTACTTTCAATACTCCGATCAAGTCTTGGCCTTTTAATTTTCTGTCTAGGCCAGTCAAGGATTTGGCCTTGACGACCTCAGTCTTGATATCAATATCGTGATCGCTCATAACCAGTTTGATTTGTTTTAGATCCATTTCCATATTGTAAACAGGGTAGAGTAGGTAGTGTATAGCCTCTCAACACTTTCTATAATGCAACCCTTATAAACCCCCTTTTATTGCGTTTATAACCGTATAATTAATATTATTATATATAAGTATATACCTAACACTACCTATAGACATAAACCGCATAGGTAAAGCAAAAACAGACAGGGTATAGTCTTTTTTACTATACACTGTATGCCACCCTATTGTGTAAACACTTATACATTCTTATCATCTTTTGCATCTTTATCCACACCACCATGCAGTGTACCTCTAGGTGTATATACTGACACTTCGGTTCCACATACAGGGCAAGACAGGTTAGTTTCCATT